ATACTGGATTATGAATCTAGCCCATGGCGATATATTACAAAATCAGACCCGCCCAAAGAACTAAAAATTCCAAATGTTGGGGAGCGAGTTGGGCAATTACTCATCCTCCCATATCCACAAATTCAACTGGAAGAAGTAGAAGAGTTATCTTCAACTGATCGGGGTAAAGGTGGATTTGGAAGTACTGGCGTTTAATATGAAACCATTACTAACTGATACGGAACGGTATGAGATAATAAATAAATGGGTAAATAATGGCCCATTGAGCTATTCTAATTTAGTGGCACAAACCGAGTTTTATATAGTTAAAAAATATATAAAAAAAGATAAAATGAAAATTTTAGATAAAATTAAGTACATACTATGGAAATTTTGTTATGAGTAGAAGCTACAAAAAAACACCAATATTTGGGAATGCAGAAGGCTCAGAAAAACCAGACAAACGAAGATGGCACAAAGCATATAGAAGAAAATCAAAACAATTGATTAACCAGTCAATTGAACAACTTGATAGTTTTGAGTCTACAATTTTTCCTACGGAGAGGGAAATATCCGATGTTTGGTTAATGAAAAAAGACGGAAAAAATTATTGGAATCCAAAAAATATTCCTTATCATTTAATTCAATATTTTAAAAAACTTATGCGGAAATAAAATGATTGAAAATACATTATGGGTTGAAAAATATAGACCAACTTCACTTGAAGAATATATTGGCAACACCTCGTTAAAATCAAATTTTGATACCTATCTAAAATCAAATGATATCCCGCATTTATTACTACACGGAGCCGCTGGTGGTGGGAAAACCACACTTGCAAAAATAGTAGCAAATCATATAGCCGATGGAAATTATTTGTACATAAATGCGAGCGATGAAAATTCAGTTGATACCGTTAGAGATAAAATAAAGCAATTTGCATCTTCTATGGGATTTGGTGGGATAAAAATAATAATATTAGATGAGGCTGATTTTACAACCCCAAATTTTCAAGCTGCTTTACGAAATGTCATGGAAACATTTAGTAAAAATACTCGTTTTATACTAACGTGTAATTACGTGGATAAAATAATTGATCCAATACAATCTAGATGTCAGCTTTTTAATGTTGCGCCTCCATCAAAAAAAGAAGTGGCAATGTTATGTGCAAATATATTAAATGGCGAATCAGTTAAGTTTACCGCTGCGGATTTAGCTTCTATAATAAATAAAAATTTTCCAGATATACGAAAAACTATTAATGCATTACAAAAAAATAGTTTAACGGGTAATTTAGAAATTACGGATGAAAATTCATTAGGAAACGAACTATATGATACCATTTTAAAAATTCTGACTTCCGAGTCAGATAAAAATAAAAAGTTTTTAGATATACGTCAACTGATTGCAGATTCAATGATAAGAGACTATAATCCTATATTCAAATTTTTATTTGAAAATAGTGATAAAATAAATCCACCGGATCCGAGTTCAATAATTTTAATTATTGCTGACTCACAATTTAAAGATGCGTTTGTAATAGATCACGAAATAAACGCTATGAGTATGTTTATACAAATTATTAATGTTATATCTAAGTAACAAAAGGAACAAAAATGAGCAAAATATTTGACGGAACACCCAATCAACCAAATTTACAATCACCAAATGTTAAACTTGATCTTTCTCAAGCCAGTGATTTAGAATGTTCAAAATGTGGAAATAAATTTTTTCATACGGTATATATGTTTAAACAAATTTCTGCACTAATTTCACCTGCGGGGAAGCCATCGATTATTCCAATCGAAACATTTGCATGCTTGGAGTGTGGCAATATAAATAAAGAATTTTTACCCAAAAATTTAAATAATCAAGATACAAGTTTATAAAATGGCAAGAACTATATTTGATCATTTAAAAGGAGTTACTTCTAATAAAACAGAATGGGCTTCTTTATCGGAAGATGATAAGAAATCATGGGATGATTATATGGTCACTAGGTGGCTGTCAATGAAGCCAGAATATTTGGAGTATTTAAATGAAATCCAAGTATATAGAAATAGTGGATTAAATAATGAACAATATTATAAATTACTATTTTATAGTTTACCAAACTACTCTACATATTATAAGTACATAAAAAGACCAAGAACATATGAATTAAAAAAAGAATTATTGTCTTTTTTTTCTAATGTATATAAGGTTAGCTTTAGAGAAAGTTTGGATATAACAACATTGTTTCGTAACTTAAAACTTAACGCAGAATTTGATGAATTGTTGCTTAAGTATGGAATACAAGAAGAGCAAAAAATAAAATTACGAAAGGAATTATTTGATGAATAAAATACCAGACCATTGGCCCACAGAATTTAACTTTTTAGATTCAGATGTTGTTCAAAACATCGAAGAGCAATACCCAGAAATGATGAAAGAATATCGCCGTATAATGTGGTATCAATATGAAGTATTCTGCAAAAAACAATCAAACTATGGGCCAGGAAACATTTCACTTGGAACAGATTTGACCAAGGACGAGGATGTAAAAATGAGCCTTATTGGATTATGGTTTAGGATGAATGACAAGATACAGCGTTTAAAAAATCTTGTTGTGTTGGGTAAAAGTGATACGGTTGGTGAATCTGAAACAGATACGTTTCAAGATCTTTCCGTATACGGTATAATTGCACAACTTGTTTCAAATAAAAAATGGGCTAAATAAGTGTCAACTAGTACTATATCATTTTCACAATTTTATATGTGGAAATCATGTCCACGTAGATGGAAGTTAAAATATATAGATAATATACGTAAAGACGAGCCATCTGTGGCAGCGTTGTTTGGCACTGCCATGCACGAAGTATTGCAGGAATATTTAACTGTTTTGTATAATTCAAGTAGTGTAAAAGCCAACGAATTAAATTTAAATGAAATGCTACGAGATAAAATAAAAACGCAATACAAAACTATTTTAAATGAAAATAATAATATTCACTTTTCCAATAGTAAAGAATTATCGGAATACTATGAAGATGGTGTTGAAATTTTAAAATATTTTAAAAAAAACAGAGAAACCATATTTCCTAAAAAAAATTACGAATTAGTTGGAATTGAAGTGCCGATTGAACATATTGCATCTAATGTAAATAAAAATGTAAATATGATAGGATTTTTAGATGTTGTTGTAAAAAATGCAACAACTGGTAAGTATTATATATATGATTTTAAAACAAGTGTTCGTGGATGGGGCAATTATCAGAAAAATGATAAAACAAAAGTTTCTCAACTTATTTTATATAAAAAGTATTTTGCAGAGCAATATAAATGCGATCCGAACGATATAGAAATCGAGTATTTAATCTTAAAAAGAAAGATAAACGAGGACGCTGAATATGCCTCGATGACAAAAAGAATACAACGATTTAGGCCTGCAAACGGAACTATAAAATTGAAGCAAGCTGGAAATGAGATATCACATTTTATATCTACTGTATTTAATGAAGATGGTACACATAAAACAGATATCCCCTACCTTGCAATTGCTGGAAATAATAATACGAATTGTAAATTTTGTGAATTTAAAGATGATGAACATCTTTGCAATAAAAAAGAAAGGATTTCTTAAATGAAATACGCATATACGTTTGATGATATTCAAATCATTCCCACATACAGTGAAATCCAGAGTAGAAGCGAATGCGATTTAAAAACCAGATTTACTAAACGATACATGATTGGTACTCCACTGGTTGCATCACCAATGGATACCGTGACTGAAGCAAGGATGTCTTTGGCTATAGCATCATACGGTGGAGTTGGAATTATTCATCGTTTTATGAGTATAGACCAACAAGTAAAACATGTCATGAAAGTAAAAGAACAGGAAAAACTTGTTTCTGCTGCTATAGGGGCAACCGGGGATTACCAAGATCGTGCCATTGCGCTTACAAACGCCGGAGCGATTGTTCTTTTAATTGATGTTGCCCACGGTAATACAAAACAGGTAAAGGATGCAATTAAATGGTGCAAAGAGAACCTTCCAGAATATGTAGATATTATTGCCGGAAATGTTGCTACACACGAAGGGGCGGTTAATTTAGCGAATTGGGGAGCAGACGCAGTGCGCGTGGGAATTGGTAATGGTTCTCTATGTGAAACCAGAATTAGAACTGGAATTGGCATTCCCCAAGTTAGTGCGCTTATTGAATGTATACGTGGAGTTGAAGAGACGGGGAAAGATATTCCGATTATCGCAGATGGGGGTATACGAATGACAGGTGATGTTGCTAAGGCCTTATCACTTGGTGCAGATTCTGTAATGGTAGGATCCTTACTTGCAGGAACGCGGGAATCCCCGGGTGAAATTCAAAGAATGGGAATGTGGCCAAACGAGCAGTTGTTCAAAAAATACCGTGGATCAGCATCAGCTGAAGTAAAACAAGTACATGGATTAGAGGAAAAAAATGTTGAAGGTAATTCAAAACTTATACCATATAAAGGAAAAACCGAACGCATTATTAATGATATCCGTGATGGGGTGCGTTCTGCGATGTCTTATGTAAATGCAAAAAATATTGCCGAATTCCATGCAAAATCTGAACATGTTTTGATTACACAAAATGGTCTAATTGAAGCAAAACCACATTTGCTATTATAACTATTTTTTATCATTACAATATTTATTTTTAAATAAATTAATTTGTTTAGGTTTTATGGAAAATATTTTATTGGGTGCCATAAGTGGCAATTATAGTATTGATGATATTAATAGATGGGTAGAAACTTCGGATAACTTTAATGCTCACCGAGTTTTATTTCTTTATAATGATGAAAACGAAAGTCTTAAAAAATATCTCTTGTCAAAAAATATAAATGTTATAATACCAGAATACGATGCGTATAATAGACAAGTTGCTAAATTTGAAACCAATACAGGCAATTCAACAGTTTCATCTTCATATGATTTAGTACATAATATACGGTTTTATCATATATGGCAATTTCTTTCACAGGCATTGGCTGATAATGATATTAAAAAAGTTTTAATAACTGACGTTAGAGATGTTTTTTTTAATACAAATCCTTTTGAAAAAATCCCATTTGATAAAATAATAGCATCAAGCGAAATTGTTAAATATGAACAAGAAAAATGGAATGAACGTCATTTGTATAATAATTTAACCATGATAGGTTATGAAACATTAATTTCAAATGAAATTTATAATGTAGGTGTATTTGGCGGTAATCCAAATATCGTTAAAAATATATGTGCAGATATATATCTCATGTCAATCGGAAAACCATTGGTTGCGGATCAAACATCTTTTAATTATTTAATACACACCGCATATAAAGAAAAAACAATATTTACAAATTTAAATGACAGGTTTGCAGTTCATTTGCATGTAATCGCAAATGGTATAATCCCATTTGACTTGAAAAGCATACCAGAATATTCAATTGTTCACCAATACGATAGACTATGAAATATTCAATAATAATACCATATAGAAATAGAGAAGAACATCTGCAAATTCTTTTGCCCAGATTGCATGAAATATTTAAAAATGAAACATATGAAATAATTGTTTCTGAACAAGATAATGATGATAATTTTCAAATTGCATGTGTAGAAAATATAGGCTATACAAAGTCCAATGGTGAAATTATAATTTTACATCAAGTTGATTATTACCCGCTTGATGATGTATCATATGAAGTTAACGATACCCCAGTTTTACCAGCCAAGCGTGGTATTTTTCTTGACAAAGATAATAAAACCGAAAGAAATTATGATGATATTCCGGGTGGCTATCGAAATTGGGCAAAAGAAATAGACCCCAACTTTTATGGTGGTGTTATTTGCATGAAACGAGAGCACTATGAAAAAATAAATGGACTAAATCCTTTGTATAAAGGATGGGGCAATGAAGATGAAGATTTAAGACAAAGGTTTGTCTGGGCAGGTATGCCAGTAAAAAGAAATACAGAAGGAACATTTTTATGTCTTTACCATGAGGACAACGGTAATATGGATAAAAAAGATGAATCTACCCGTAAAGATTTTTTTGATGGTAGACGATATTTTTATGAAAATGCGTTTGAAGATAGGCATATAGGATATAAAAATTTAGTAGCTGATATCCAAGAAATGGAAACTGACATGCAAAATGTCAGATGGATTAAAAGTAAAAATTATAAGGTTATAAAGTGAGAAAACTAAATTTATATACTTTCCACAGAAATATCCAATCCTTTAGATTTGATGCACATAATACTAAAAATTTAATTGATAAATTAAGTAAAAAATATGATGTAACTTGGCATAACAAAGATGGACAAGATAAATTTCATTATATTAATGACTGTGATGTATTGATAGACCAGGGCTCTTTTTTAATATTTGAATTTGATGACAGTAAAGAATTTAAAACTTTTGATTTTGGGGATTCTCCAAATTTAACAGCAGAGCTTTCAAAATCTAGTAAATTTATTGGAGCAGCAATTGGTCAATATAATAAGAAATTGTGGGATGATTTAATAAAAAACCCAATTATTAGAAAAAATATAAAATCGGCCATTTATCCGGAAACTTGTTGGAATTTTGGCATAGAAAATTTTGCTCAAATAGAAGATTATAGAAAGTCTGTTGATTTAGATAATAGACTTTATTGGCGGGGTAGTACATATACCAATCATCCGGATCCCAAATATAGGGGCGTTAGAGAATCCATAGAATATATACATAAAATTTTACCAGAATTTTACTTCGGTAATTACCCAATAGGTTTCGACCAATATATTCAAGAAGCAATTAACTTTAAATTAATTCTTGGGTTTGGTGGTGGAGGCGGATATTTATGTGGTGATTTTTGTTTTAGGGATATAGAAATGTTCGGGTTGGGGATACCGATAATTAGACCACAGTTTGCAGCAGAAACATTGGATCCGCTTATACCAGACTACCACTATATTTCAGTTGATTGTGAATTTGATGATGTTTTTAGATATAAAAATCACGAGAAATTGGCACACGATGTAGTAGCAAAGTATAAAGAGGTTATAAATAATGATGATCTATTATTACAGGTTGCAAATAATGCAAGAAATTGGTATATTAAAAATATCAGTTCTGAAAATGTTACAAACAAAATTATTGAATCACTTTGTCTATGAAAATTGAAATATCAAATGGTGAAATTTTGGATAAATTATCCATATTACAAATAAAGGCATTAAAAATTAATGATATAAATAAATTAATAAATGTGGAAAATGAAAGAAGAGTGCTGTTGCCAATGTATGATGTCATAGCAACAACAGAAGAACTACGTGAAAAATTTCAAGATTTACTTAACATAAACTTAAAGTTATGGGATATTGAAGACAGTATTCGTTTAAAAGAACAGAAAAAAGAATTTGATGAAGAATTTATTGAATTGGCTAGATCTGTATATAAAACAAATGATACT